TTGGTAGTTCCTACGATGATACAGTTTCGTGGAAAATTTGCAGTCCTGCGTCCGTACGGCATACGATAAACGTCTTCTTTTTTACTTAAAAACTGTTTGACCGCATTCATCTCTGATCTGTTAAATCCAGTTAATTCTCCAGCTTCAATAATCCAATAACCCTGCACCATCTCTGCCGCATCTTTCCCTTCAAACGTACTCATCGAATCGGAATACCAGTCCTTGCCCAACATTGAAAAGAACGTACTCTTTCCAACACCCTGCGCCCCAGACAAAATCAGCATGTAGTCAAATTTGCATCCTGGATGCATGGCTCTGGCAACTGCAGCACACAATGTCTTTCTTGTTGCTGCACGTATATATTCAGAATCCTCTGCCCCGAAATAATCAATAAGAAGTGTATCTAAACGCTTAACCCCGTCCCAGTTAAGGCTTGTAAGATATTCACGAATCTTATGCCTTTTATGTCGGTTTGCATAAATCGCCATGCCGTCTAGGATCCTTTTCTCTCCTGTGATCCCATAGGTCTTTTCCATGTAATGCCTTAATCCTGCATCATCTTCATCGGTCCATGCACGATCCTTATAAGGGAACTCTGGATGGAACTCCCACGGCATTGGCCTGCAGACAGTTGCCCTGCTTGCAAATTCATCGTGATATAATCGCTCCTTTAAGTTTGGATCATTCTCCAGAATGATCAGCACGTTGTCGATCGTCTTATTCGGCATTCCTGTTTTTGAACTGCAGCTTAGCTTTTCCATCCAGTCAAGATTTTCTTTTGAGATCTCCTGTGAAAATTCAGACTGTGCACGTTCATAACGTTCCGCTGTAATGATTTTCGCGACATTCGGCTGTTCCATCGCAAACTCACACATTGCAGAAAAGGATGGCAGCCTTGTGATCGGCGTTCCTTCCTTCGATTCATAATCAAGTTCACAGAACTTATGGATCCGGACCAGATCAAACGCATTACATAATCTTCCACCTGCTGGATCTGTGGCATGATGGCTGTATAAGAACAATCCGTCCTCATACAGCACGGCCCCGCCAACTGTTGATCCCTCTGTGTAGGTATAGCGACCCGGATGCATATCGCATGGCTCATAGATACCGTCTAAGAACGCATCCATTGCCTGTTCCACTGTATACGTCTTGCAGAATGCACCGACGATTCCTTTCTTTTCTAAGGGATTTCCCTGTTTTTTGATACTGCGATCACGAAGCTTCACAGCTCCTGGTACTTCCGGCCACTGTGTGATATCTCTCCAGTTGTCATACGTTGCGAGCATTCCGTCTTTACTTAAAAATGGCTTGTCCGCATAGCAGAATCGATACTGGCTGTCCTTACTGCAGCTGGGCCAGTACATCAGCCGGACTGTTTCGAAAGTTGTCGGGTCAAAGATACCCATTCCAATATATTCTGCAGCACGTCTTGCGATTGGTTCATATTCATCTGGAGAAGCCGGCTGATCTAATGGCAAAATGATTCGAAGTCGCGGTGCTGCTTCTTCATGCTTCCTGGTACTGTAGATTACATAAGAACAACCAAGATTTTCTAAGGTGCCGATCACTTCATCAGTTCCACCTGGCTTTATATGATCGGCATCTAATGTGATCAGATAGCGATAACCAGCATTTTCATTTCTTCTCTGTTCTCCGGAAAGTTCCCCGCCGACAAAACCACCGACATCTTTGATCTCATCCTGCTTTGCCTTGCGGTAACCCATATACTCTGCCAAAGTTTCTTCCGTTCTGATCGGATGTTCAAGCTTCTCCACAAAATCAGACCAGTACATCTCCTGTTTCAGCCAGGTCTTTGATCTTCGGCTGCTTCCCGTTGATATTTTAATTTTTAAGTCATTCTGAAACATGCCGTTCCTCCTACTCTTTCTTATAGAAATCTCCTGTAAATCCATCTGCATTTAATGGCAGTCCGTCCGCCCACTCCGGAGCCTTGCACATCAGATCAATGGCTTTCTCCAGTGTCAGATCAGAACCTTTTGGCACTTCTGCTATAATCTCATCGTGGATATGAAAGTTGATGAGGAAGCCGCCAAATAACATATTCCGGATCGCATTTGCCAGCAGATCCCTTGCAACTGCCTGTACAATATTCTCGACCAACTTTCCACCATATGTTTCAAGTCTCTGCCATTTTTTCGTTCCATCGATGCCCATGTATGTGATACTCTTGTTTCCCCATGCATTCTCTCCGATCTGCGGATCTGGATAGAACAGACATCGTCCAGAAGGAAGTTTGATCATAAAATAATTTGCATCTCTCATAAACGTGATCCCATGCTGAATCTGGTTTGTTGTTCCAAGTGTTACCGTCTCGATCGCACAATTCTCTACGGTATACCAGAAATCCTGAATCCGTTTGTTCGCTGTTCTCCATCGGTGTACGATATCCGGAAGTTCTTCTTCCGTAAGTCCCATCTTTAAGGCGCCCATCTGGATCAATGCTCCAGTACCACCTTGGTACCCGAGGGCTAATTCTGCGACTTTTCCTTTTGCCCTAAGTGCATATTCTGGATTTCCTTTTTTGATCTTCTCGATCGGTACGTTGAACATACTGGAAGCTGAAGCTTCATAAATCTTGCCATGAGTACGGAAGACTTCCAGTCTCCAATCCTCTCCAGCTAACCAGCTGATCACTCTCGCTTCGATCGCTGAAAAGTCTGCAACTACGAACTCATACCCCTCTCTTGGAATAAATGCCGTCCGGATCAGCTGTGAGATCGTATCTGGCAGACTGCCATAAGTCAGTTCAAGCATCGCTGCATTTTCCTGTTTTACCAGATTCCTTGCTAGTGACAACTCTGGAATATAGTTTCTCGGAAGGTTCTGAACCTGTACCAAACGTCCTGCCCATCGTCCTGTCCTGTTTGCACCGTAAAACTGTAATAATCCACGGACTCTTCCATCCTTACAGACTGCGTTTTCCATAGCTGTGTATTTCTTCACGGAACTCTTGGCCATCTCTTTGCGTTTCTTCAGAACATAATAAACTGCTGGATTCGCTTTTACTTGCGGAGCTTCTAACAGTTCGTTCACTGCTTCTTTCTCTAACTTATCAATATTTTTTCCGAGCTGATCGGATAACCACTTTTTTAACTGGGCAACACTGTTCGGATTGTCGATTCCAGAAACACGCCGGATATCATCTCCAAGCTTTAATGCCGCCTGATCACTTAATTCCAATGCCCCATTGATCAATGCAAGATCCAGCTGAGTCCCCTGTTGATTAATGGTCTGGTCATAATGCCAGTTGGTCCATTCCTGTGTTGGAACTGGATAATCTTTCAGATGATCTTCGATCGCACGTTCCACTTCCACATCCTGTTTGCAGTATTCTTTGAACAGATTCCATTTTTCCATATCATGTTCTGGAAAATTTCTTGTACGTCCGCCGTTTCTCTTCGTAGGCTTGCATGGCACACAGAAATAACGGATCAGTGCTTTTCCAACTGCCATCTTTTGTTTTTCCTGTGGAAATCCCATTGCTTTACCAACTCCTGCAAGAGATGCTGGATACCCACAGTATAGAGAATGGATCATCGTACACTGCCACTGATCCGGCCAGATCTCATAGAACTGACTTAATGCATTGATCTCAAAGTTTGCATTATGCGCCATCTTGATTGTTGCCGGTGCTTTCAGATCATCGATCACTTTTTCTGGAAGCTTCTCTCCCTGTGCAAGATCTACGATCTCAACTGGTCCGTCATCATAGGCATAAGCAAACAGTAGAATCTGAAAGTCCGGAGACTGTACATACTTGTACAGCCCGGACTTTGCAATGTCTACACTACTATAGGTCTCGATATCGATATGCAGGATGTTCTTCTGCGGGATCATAATCCCATAACTCCGCTGCCATTGATCGGAGCCCCCGTGATCGGATTAATTCCAGTGACAGGATTCACACTCTGCTGTGTAGCTGCAGCCTGTGTGTTCATCTGCGGAACTGCTGCGGTCTGGACATTTGCCTGTGGCATTGGTCCAAAGTCTTCCGCTGCTGTTGTTCTTCCTGTTAATGGATCACCTTCTCTGGTTTTCTGGACATTGTTCAGTCCGCATCCAACACCTCTGTTTCCGTTTGTATTATATGGGAAGAAGTTTAAGGAAACTCTTCCGTAGCATCCGGCATATACTTCTGCAGGATTTAAGATTGCCTGACAGTTTGCATCGACAACTTCCGGTCTCTGTTTACTGGATGCTGTCATAACCATATGCCCTTTACATTCTTCTCCGAATGGTTCTCCGTTTGGTCTTGTCCCATCTCCATCATGCATCGGATTCTTCAGCATTGCCGGCATCTGACCATTGAATTTTGTAGAGACACCTTCCTGTGCTGCAGCCTGCATTGCTGCCTGGATTGCATCGATCGTTGCTGTGTCCGTCTTAGGGATCAGGATCGTTACAGAATATTTTTCTTCCTGTCCTGGATTGTTCGCATGTGGCTGAAATACGTGTGGAAATGAAAATCTTACTTCACCTGTTGTTACTTTTGTATTACTCATAGTTTTTTACTCCTTTTATTTAAAATCTTCTGCTGCTGTTGTTTTCGGGTTATAGACCGGCCGTTTATCGGATTCCGGCGCCAGTGTTGGCTTCCCATTTGGTTTTTGGATGAACTCCCCGCAGATCGTCTGGAAGTCTTTCTTTCCGACCATCTTTTCAAGATCTGTCAGGGTAAGCTGTGCCCTTTCATACAGAGTTTCTTTCGGGAATCCATTCTGTTCCAGGACATCCGCCATCTTTTCATAATCCGTGATCATACGATTGCTTCTGCCTTCAACGATCTTCCATCCTGGGATCTCTCCGCCATCGATCAGTTTTGTCTGTGCATAGGACTTTAATTTTTTATGCCATGCAACCAACTGTTCTGCTTTTGCAAGGGCTTCTCCCACCTCTTCGTCTGAAAGCTCCGGTGGAAGTTTTGTTTCATAGGTTTCCAGAAGTTCCAGATTGTCATAAGCTCTCTGTCTGCAGTTTAAGACTTTGCAAAATCTGCAGTGTTCCCCGGAACGAAACTCTCCTTCTCCTTTGTAAGCTAATTCAGCTTTCGGTTTGACTATGACATTGCCCCATGTTGTCAACTCTCGTTTGTTCGTTTTCCATGTGGAAAAGTTATTGAGCCTTGGCTGTACGATATGAAAAAAAATGTCCTCGATCGGATATAAAAATCCGTAAGCCTTTAATGCTCCTAGTGCATACAATCCCATCTGCGGATTTCCACCTGCATTTACTGGAACACCTTTTCCGTATTTAAAATCGATGACATGCATGACCGTACCGCAGATCAGGATGCAGTCTGCAGTACCGAATCCATCCGGCACGTACTCATCAAACTCAACCATTTTTTCCACTGCCATGTATGGTTTCTCTGGAAGACTGTTACTGAGTGTTTCCACATAATCAACGTACTGATCTGTGAATCCCTGCATCTCTTCCTGATACAGTTCATTCTTTTTGATCTTGTTCATTCTTCTGGTATAAGTTCCGGTCTTTAAAGAATCTGCTGTCAGTTTTAACTCACAGATCTCATGTGCCAGGGTCCCTTCTTGGGTATAAGAGGTCTCTGTATCTGGAAGCTCATCACACAGTTTTGCGGAAGGAGTACAGTGGATCCACTGCACCGCTCCGCTTGCTGATAACAAAGCATGTTTTCTTTTCTTCGCCATCTTAGATCACCGCCCCGATCGCTTTGATCGCAGATGCAAACTCCCCATATTTCTCCTGTGGCAGATCCATCAGAGTCTGTGCACCTAAAGCTGCCAGCGTATTCTGGACATCCTGCATCTTTCCGGCATCGATCAGACCTGTCGCTGCGACTGCCAACTGCTCCATTGTATATGTAGGGGTTGCTGTAGCTGTTGGCACTGGGCTAACTGTAGGTGCCACTTGTGCAGTCTGTGTTGTTGGTACAGGCTGTATGTCCTGTACTGGTGGTGTGTTCGGCACTGTTGTAGTTGTTGCGGTTGGTGTGACTGCCTGCTGTACTGCGGGTGCTACCTTTGCTGCATCTACCTGTGTTTCCTCTTTGCAGTTTCCTGCGGCATTTGCCAGTGCAAAGATGGCATTTGCCAGATTGTCAAGCCCTGTTATGTTTACTGTAATCTCCATTGTTATGTCCTCCTAATTTTTCTTTGTTTAATAGATACCCGATCCCTAAGATCTGAAAGATCAGGTTTGTATCAAGATCCTGTCCAGCTTTATGCAGCCGGACAAGAGTTTCAACCCTTTCATAAGATGCGGCTAATTCATCGTATACTTCACGACTGATCAGCAATCTATCTCCCTTCATCGTTTATATCCTTTCTACTTGTTTCTTAAACCCACACTCTGTCGTCATTCGCCACTGTACTGCTTTTGAAATCTCTTTATCTAAAGGATCTAATTCTTTGGACAATGCGTTCGCTAATACTCTCAGAGATGCTACGATATAAGGTAGTGTTCCTTCAGAAACAGGTGTTACACTATCTGATATTTTAAGAAGAATGTCTCTGCTTACTTCTCTCACAATATCGTTCACTTTATCGCCTTGGTCGGTTGCTGCGCATTTGTATGCTTCTTCTATTTTTTTTTTCGCACTGTAATAAAAACTCTTTTGTCATTGTTCCTTCTCACTTTCTGTGCTATAATGCACTTGTGTTAAATTATTTATATCCGCACCTTCTGGAGTTGCCGCTTCAGGGGGTGCATTTTTCTTTCATCAAGCTCTTTCAGAATTTCTTTCTTATTTATCAAATTTCTTCACTCCTTCCTCATAGATCATCGCTGTGATCAAACACAACGCTGCTAGTTCCTTAAATATTCCCATTGCGATCAGCACCGCTGCCGTGCAGATCATGGCTTTTGTTTCACTTTTCATCTCATGCTCCTTTCTCAAACACTTATCATTTCAGTTGCAAAAAACTTTTTTGCATTTATGAAATATCTATGCTTATTTTCACTTGTCCGGATTGCATATCCCCATGGAAAAATCCCTTGAATCAGTCCTTTTTCGATTGTTGGAACACCCATTCCCATCAAATACGCAACTTCTTTCGGGGTTAACGTCTCTATTTTCTTTTTAGGAATTACTATCTCTTCGAAGTAATTCTCTGGAAGATCAAATGCTTCTGCGATCTCATTTCGTCTCGCTTTTGTTGGTTCCGAATCTCCAGACATCCACTTACTGACGGTCGATCTACTTACACCGCAGATTCTGGACAACTCTACTTGATTGATGTTTTGATCTGCCATTACTTTTTTAAGCCTGTCCCTGAACACCTTTATCACCTGCCTTTCTTCAGATGGCTTAACTCTCCGTCCGATTGAGTGCTATTTTTAATGATTAACCAATTTTATGGAGGAGTTTCGGGGTTATATGTATCGGACAGAGGATTAAGCCATCTGTTGATTGTCTCCACCAGTACTTTTAGACATTTTTGAGCGAAAATCTTTTCTTTAAATCGCTCTCTATTCAGCTGCTAAAAACTTATTGATAAAATACTGTTGGCCTTTTCCTGTAACTTTCGGGGTACGAGTAATTCTGTTGCATCCGTTCCCATCAATACGGACAGATTCTTTAATTTCAAAAAGTCCCATTTCCATACTCTTTTGAGTTGGCATGTTCCAATCGTTACCTTTTTGCTTAATCAGGTAACCGTTGTTTCTCAACCATTCAAATAATCTTCTTTGTCCTGTCTCTACTCCATTCTGTTTAAGAATTTTGGCTAATGCCCCAACTAAAATTGATGTATTTGCAGATGTGATCGCATGTCCCAGAATCGCATGCGGTTTCATTCGTTCGTTTTTCTCCTGCAACAATCTGTTCTTTTCCCTCTCTTCTTTAAGAGCTGTAAAGGCTCTGATTGCCATTTCTGGATTATCAATCAGTTCATCAACTGCATACATCCCGTGTTTCCTGATCTGTGGTAATACTTCCGCTGTTACCCAATGCTTGAATCTCTTCGCATTAGGCATCTTACTTGAAAGGATTAAGCTGTAAAGACCTGATTCATTGATAAATATTACTTCTCTATTCTGACCTGACAGAACGATTCGTTCGGTCAGCTTATCTTCTTCATCAACGTGATCTCTTACGGCCTTCGGTGTGTTTGTATAGCCGAGAATCCCTGCTACATCCTTACCAACAAACATTACATCGCCGTTTATTGTAGCTGTTCTTACAGAACCAAATTCTTCTGATTTAAACGATTCTAATTCCATTTTTCTTTTCTCTCCTATTTATTTTGATTTTTTGTTGAATTTAATTCACTATTCTTTTTAAAAAAAATTTCGTCTCTTTCTTTTGTAGTTAGATGTAATGTTGCTTGTAATGACGAAATCTCGGAGGCCTTGAATTCACCTAATCCCTTTAATCTGTTATACAATGTCTCTCTGAGCATTCCAGATTTTTCAGCCACTGCTTTAAAGCTCATTCCAGAGTCATTAATCTTATCAGTCAAGGCTTTCATATCGACCATTTTCTTTTTCTCCTTTCTTTGTTGAATTTTAATCACACTCATAATATAACACTAGTGTGAATATCCGTCAACACTTTTTCATAATTTTGTTGAAATTCTTTCACACTCATGGTATATTAATATCAGAAAGGCGGTGACTAAATGATTGATCTATATAGGAATATTCGAAAATTTAGAATCGAACATAAAATGTCTCAAGATACACTTGCTAAGTTGACTGGTTACACGAGTCGATCATCCATTGCAAAAATTGAAAAAGGTGAAGTAGATTTGCCTTTATCAAAAATAGAAGCCTTTGCGGACGCATTAAATGTTGAACCTTCAGAACTTATGGGAGACACTTGGGAAGATGATGTTATAAATTCTTCGCGTCTCGATGTCGCTGAACATTTCGACGGTGATCCCTTCTTGATAGCCAAAGCTATGGAAGCAGAGAAAAATGATGCTCTATCAAATCAACCAGAACTGAACAAACGAGACTCAAAACAAATAGAAGAAATCCTACAGCAAACTAAAGACAAACTGACGTCCCAAGAAGGACTAATGTTTGACGGTAATCCTGCTTCTCCTGAAGCAATTGAATCTATTCTAAGTGCAATGGAAATTGGTATGGAAATGGCAAAGAAAAAGAACAAGGAAAAATATACACCTAAAAAATACAAAAAGGACTGATGTGAATGGACATAAAAAAGATTGTAAATTCGCTTGTCAAAAAACACAAAACAAGAAA